GCAGGGATAAGACGCGCAATATCTACGACACGACAGCCATTATGGATTCGCAGGACATGGCTTCCGGGTTGTCTGGTGCGCTGATTCCGACCGGCCAGAAGTTCTTTGGTCTAAAGGTTCACGACAGAGCGGTTGCTGATATTGGCGACGTGGCTAATTACTTGACCGTTGCGACCGAGGTATTGCACGAGCAGCTATTCGAGTCCAACTTCATGTTGCAGTTGAACGAGACTTTGCGCTCGCTCGTGGTATTCGGAACGGGCAACCTATTCTCAGAATGGACGCCTAAGACGGGCGGCTTGAACTTCAAGGACTTTGATATTGGCCTGTATCAGATCAAGGAAGATTCTAAGGGTCGCGTCGATACCGTGATTTTGAGTTTCAGCCTTTCCGCTCGCCAGGCTGTTCAGGAGTTTGGGAAGGCTAAGGTCGGCGATGATATCAACAAGGCTGCTGCTTCTGCCGAATCGTCCAGTACGATGTTCGACTTCATCCATATTGTCAGGCCCAGAACTGACAGGAACCCCAATCTGTCCGATAACTTGAACATGCCTTTCGAGTCCTTGTTCGTAGAGGTGAAGGGTGAGGCGGTTGTCAAGCAGACGGGCTTCGAGGAAATGCCCTTCGCCGTAGCGAGGTGGATGAAAAGCTCGAACGAGAAGTACGGTCGCGGTCAGGGTACTGAAGTTCTTTCCGACGTGCGAATGTTGCAGCAGATGAAGAAGGACTTCATCGACTGCGGCAATCTCTGGAATAATCCACCGAAGGAAGTGCTGGAATCTTTCGAGGGGAGAGTGCAGGTAACTCCGGGGGCATTGAACTATGTCCGGGAACTGAATACAATCTCTGCAATTTCCCAGAACGCGATGGGGAACTTCCCGATCACAAAGGAAATGCTGGAGTTCCAGCAGGAAGTGATTCACAAGGCGTTCTTCCGGGACATCTTCGTGCAGTTATCGAACTTGAAGGGTGACAGGCGGACCACGGTTGAGATCATCGAGCGAATCCGAGAGGGTTTGCGTAGGTTGGCTCTGCCTGTAGCTAGGCTGCAAAGCGAGCTATTCAACCCGGTCATTACCCGGTGCGTATTCTTGTTGATTCGCAATGGTCGCCTTGATCCACCGCCGCCTGAGCTTCAGGGCCAGGAATGGGGTATCGAGTATCAGGGTGAGCTTGCCCTTGCATTGAGGAACCAGCAGGCCAAGGGATTCCAGCAGTTTGTAGAGTTTATCGCTGGGATGGAGCAGGTGTTCCCAGGCGTTAGCGATATTGTCCGCTCCGATCAGGCTGCACGTAGAATGGCTGAAGCCTGGGGCGTCAATAGTGGCGACATAGCGAATGAAGAGGAAGTTGAGGCGAAGCGTGAGCAAAGGCAACAAGCGGAAGCCGCCCAGCAAGCTGCTCAGATGGCTTCAATGGTTGCGGAAGGATACAACAAGACCAACAAAGCCCCCGAAGAAGGCTCCCCGGCGGGGCAAGTGATGGAGGCCGTTAAGTGACGCCAAAGGAAGTCAGGCAGACGATATTGGATTTCAGGGGCACGTTCGCTACTGAGGAAGGCGAGCGCGTTCTGAAGAATCTTTCTGGCGTTTGCTATGAGAATAAGGTTACGTTTGTTGACAACGATGCTCTTGGTAGTGCGTTTAACGAGGGCAAGCGTTTTGCTATCTTGCACATACGACGGTTAATGGAAATGGACCCGAACAGTCCCGAACTGCGAAAGGAAGAAGATCATGGCGGAAGAGGTAGCTGACAACACGGAAACTCAGGACACTGAGACAGTCCAAGAGTCGGTCTCTATCATTGGAGACGATGGTAAGTTTGTCGAAGGTTGGAAGGACTCGCTAGACGAAGGAATCAGGCATGAAAAGTGCTTAGATACCGTTGATAGCGTACCTGCAATGGCGAAGATGATGGTCCACGGCCAGAAGATGATCGGGCGTGACAAGGTGGTTCTGCCAACTGACAACTCGACTCAGGTGGAATGGGACGAGTTCTACAAGCAGCTTGGCCGTCCTGAGACGGTGGATGATTACGAAATTGACATCCCAGCCGAGCTTACGGAGCACGTCGATCCGAACATGCTCCAGGAGGCCAAGACTATCTTCCATGCCGCTGGGTTGAACCAGAAGCAGGCTACGGCCCTCATGGACTTCGAGAAGATGAGGATCGCCAACGGCTTGAAGGCGGTGGAAGATCAGGCGGTAGCGGAAAAGGCGTTGGCAGAGAAGACGTTGCGAGAGAAGTGGGGCACCGCCTATGACGAGAAATTGCATCTGGCGAATCGCATGATCGCTGAGAACACGAACGACGAGAGCAAGGACGCTGTTCTTACCGCTGTCGGGAACAACTCGCATGTTGCCGACTTCCTTGCTACTATCGCTACGAAGTTTATTGAAGGTGGCGTGATTGACGGAACGACACCTGGCAAGTCAACACCAACTGAGGCAAAAGCACAGGCTGAAGCGTTACGCAGTACTCCTGGATATATGGACGGGCAATTGAAGAAAACCAATCCGGTCATGTACGATAGGATTACTGAGGAAATAACCGAGTTGTTTAAACAGGTGTATCCCGAACCGGGAAGCTGATAACCGCAAGGCCAGCCGCCTATCGGGCGTAAAGCGAAGACTGTGATCTCTACGAATAGAGGCAATCACGTCGGTATTACAACACGATTGTCCTATTTTTTGGAGACACTACAATGGCCCCTAGCACGGTTTCAACTGCTTTCACAGAGCAGTATGCCGCGAACGTCTACGTCTTGTCGCAGCAAAAAGGTTCCAAGATGCGGAACAAGGTGCGAAACGAGACGGTCGTTGCGGCGAAGAATCGGTTCTTTGAGCGGCTTGGCGAAGCCGAGGCGCAGGAGATCACCACGCGTCACGGCAACACCCCGCTCAACGAAATTCCCCACAGTCGGCGTCGGCTGACGCCAGCCGACTACAACACAGCAGAACTGCTCGACAACCAGGACGAGTTGAAGATGTTGATCCAGCCCACCAGCTCGTATGCCAACGCACAGGCTATGGCGCTGGGTAGGATCACAGATGACGTTATCATCGCTGCTGCGCTCGGTTCCGTTTCTACAGGTGTTGCCGGTGGCACGTCGCTCGATTTCGAGGACGACTCCATCAGCATCGACGCTGATGCCCTTGGTTCGCCGACCACGCTTGGTACGTTGGCTGTCGTTGGTACGGTAGCCGACATTGACTTAGAGAAGATACTGCTGATGATGCAGATTTTCAACGATGCTGACGTTGATCCTGACATTCCGAAGTATTGGATGGTCAGTCCCAAGACGATCAGCGACATGCTGGACATCACTGAAGTTGGATCGGCGGATTACAACACCGTGAAAACGCTCGTGCAGGGCAAAGTTGACAGTTTCATGGGTTTCAACTTCTTCTGGTCGAATCGCATCACCAAGGATGCGGCCACAGAGACTGCCTACCGTAGTATTGCATGGGCGGAAGACGGCCTGATTCTCGGTTCTGCCGAGAACATCAAGTCGCGTATCACCGAGCGCGATGACAAGAACTACTCGGTCCAGGTATACTCGGAGATGTCTTGTGGCGCAATTCGCCTTGACGGCGACAAGGTTCACGAGTGCTTGAATAAGGTCGCCTAAGGGCGAGAGATCGCCTAAGGGCGAAGGAGAAATATTATGTCTGATATTGCCCCACTCAACAACAGTGTTCCCCTTGCTCCTATGGGTGCGTTGCCCAAGGACTACGTTGGGGACACCAATCTGGCGATCTATACGGATGACACCGTTAAGCGTCATGCGTATGGGACTCGGTGCATTCTGCCCGATGGTCGTGTGTTCAAATATGGCTACGCTAAAACGGCGCTTCTGGGCGGGTTCGGAGCCGCGAACGGCTTCATTGTCAGTAAGCACATCACTTACGATACCCTGCCGATAGCGATTGCCGCTGGCGACATGAAATGCAGCATCACATATCCGGCAACTTCCGGTTATGCCAATGTCGGCTTTGCCAAGGACGAACTCGAAGGTGGCTGGGTCGTTGTCGGCCACAACGCCTCGTTGACCGAAACCCGGATGATTGTTTCCCATGCCGCCTTTGGTGCTGGTACCGGCGACGTTGATCTGTACGTGGATATGCCGTTCAGCATGGCCAATGATACTGCCAGTGGTGCTGAGGCGATTCCCAACCCCTACGCCTATCTGGCGAAGGGCGCATTGCAGCACC